ACAAGGCACTTCTGTCAACAAGAAATCTAATGGTGTAAAACGCCAATACCGTGCTATTGACCCTATGCGTCGTCGTGAAGCAGGTACTCGTGCGTACATTAAGAACAACCCTCAAAATAAGGACGGAGTGTAATTTATGGGAAATAGGTCCAGCCTAGAAAAAAGACTTGCTGAAGCCAGCATTGATGACGTAATTAGGTACTCAACAGGCAAAGGTCTTAAAGAAGCCCAAAATACTTTTAGCAAGTTATCCCAAAGCACTACTGGTACCACCAAAGCAGGCGAGATCAAACGTGGTGGTAGCAAGCCTTATTTGTTAGGTAGTTCTACCAAACTAGAACATAACGATACTTCTGGTGAAACTAGTGTCCTTGGCTCAAAGCAACTTGTGCAGTACCTACAACCATCTACCCAAGGTGGCATCAAAGGTTGCAATACTTGTGGTTCTGAAACAAAAGGTTGCAAAGGGGCGTGCCTCAGTGGTTCAGGTCAACTAGGACTAACTGGTGGAGAAATTGCCAAGCAGACAAGGACTCAGATGGCATGGGAACACCCAGATCAGTACTTGGGTCTTGTTCACTCACAAATTCGTAACCATGAAAGATCTGCGCAAGCAATGCGCAGGACTGCCGTTGTTCGGTTAAATGGAACTTCTGATGTTGGCTGGCACCGTCTGGGTGAGACTTCTGATCTTTTAATTGGATCCCGTCCAAAGACTCAATTCAATGAGTACACAAAGTTTGATACCCACGACGTCGTAGAGCATGAGGATCCAAATCCTTACAGCAATTACCACCAAATCCATAGCGTGACCGAGAACACGACAGTTCCCCGCATTCAGCAAATTACTTCTTCAGGACGAAACGTTGCGGTACCTTTCAATATTAAGAAAGGTGAGTCAGTTCCTAACGCTGTAACTTTGCGAGACAAGCAAGGTCGTAGCATTGACCTACCAACCGTTCGTACAGAACGTGGTGAGTCCGCAGGAGATGCTCATGACATGCGTCACCTTGACCAAAAGATTGGTGGCGCTGTAGTTCTTCGTGCTAAAGAAATTACTGTTCAAGGACGCCGTGGCGTGTTTGATAAGACTGGTTTTATTCGTCCAATGGAAACCCCTGTGCAAGCACCACAACGTAGGAAACACACAGAATGACCGACGCTTGGGCACTCATCATTGCTACTCTTATTACCTCTGTAACAGGGACACTTGGCTTTACCATTAAACAATTTATCGCTATGCGTAAAGAGAACCGTTTGGATCACGGCATGGTCATGCTTCATTTAAAAGGTGTGAAACGTGCTATTGATACCAATAGTGAAAAACTAGACACTGTAGGCGAGCGCCTCACTAACCACTTGGATTGGCACCTCACAAAGAAGTGATACTAGACACACCCATGAATAGGGTGCTAGGATGTTCCTGACCGTAATTCTGAATTACAAAAGGTTAGGTATTTGTGAAACAAGAAGACCATAAAAGTAGTTTATTGGATGCATTACTAAATCCAAAAGATAACGCAACATCCGATACTTGCAAGTTTACTCGCACCAAAATGAAGATGTCTTCTGATGAACAAGAGGCTATAGATAGAGCCATTGAACTTATCCGAGAAGATAACGGTTTGGGCAAAAGTAAAACGTACAGTGCGTCATGGCTTACTAAAGTCATGCGCCAACATGGATACAACGTAAGCATAAGTACCATCCAACGGCATGTCAATAAGGACTGTTGTTGTTACCAAGGAGGCGCACAATGAGTGAACTGGCGGACGCATTAAGTAACCCACCACAAGACAAGAGCAAACTTCTTGGCAAATTGGTGGAAATGTTGGAGCGTAAAAACATTGACATCAACGAAATTGGTGATGTTAGAAAAGTAAAGTTGTATCAGTCACTTACAAAAGACGCTGATGGTGAAGCACAAATTCACGATCTTGCAGCAATCCAGTTCAGCCCTAAGTGGGAGACTGGTCCTGAATGGCCTGTTGTGCAACAAGGTCCTGCAATTAAGTTGCCTCCAGTAACAACTAAAACTAAGAAGCCAACAACATTCAAAACATGTGTGATTGTTCCCGATATTCAAATTGGATATTACCGTGGTCGTGATGGTCAGTTGGAACCAACTCATGATGAGAAAGCAATCCATGTTTGTTTAAAGATGATTCAAGATACTCAACCTGAAGTCATTGCATGTGTGGGAGACAACTTAGACTTTCCTGAAATGGGTAAGTACCTAACGTACCCTGCGTACGCACAAACTACACAAGCATCTATTGATCGTGCAACTTTCTTTTGTGCGCAGATGAGAGCAATGGCTCCGAATGCAAAGATCATTTGGCTTGCAGGAAACCATGAAGAACGTATGCCTAAGTACATCCTTGTTAACGCAGGTGTCGCTTATGGTTTGCGTAAGGGAAACATTCCTGAATCATGGCCTGTGTTAAGTGTTCCTTATCTTTGTCGCATGGACGAATTTGGTGTGGAATACCGCCCAGGTTACCCAGCAGCAGACTTCTGGGTCAATGAAAAACTACGTATTATCCACGGTGACCGTGTGAAGTCGTCAGGCTCCACAGCACATGTTTACCTCAACCAAGAAAAGACGAGCGTTATCTATGGGCACATTCACAGAATTGAAACAGCATTTAAAACTCGTGAAGACTTTGATGGACCAAGAACCATCATGGCTGCTTCTCCTGGTTGCCTTGCTCGGATTGACGGGGCTATCCCTTCTACTCGTGGTGGGGTGGATCTAGACGGACGTCCATTAACTCGTTATGAGAACTGGCAACAAGGTCTTGGAATCGTTCAGTACGAAGATTCAGGATCACATCGCTTCTCCTACGATGTCATTCCAATCTATGACGGTTGGGCAATGTACAACGGCAAGGAATATCAGGCAGACTAATGACCACGGTTATTGGCGTACAAGGTGATGGCTTTGCTGTCGTGTGCGTTGATTCCCGTATTTCTTCCATGGACTCTACTGGGCTATCTCAGATAGGTACCTTGAGAGAAGGATCCAGCAAGGTTGCAGTAAATGGCAAATACTTGCTAGGGGCGGCTGGAGATGTTCGTGCAATTAATATCTTGCACCACGTCTTTCAGCCACCCGCACCTCCTCCAAACACCAAAGGAAAGAAACTAGACCAGTTCTTTACTGCCAAGTTCATTCCTGCTCTACGAGAATGCTTTGATTCACAAGGCTATTCCATCCCTGATCGTGAAGACAAAGAACATATGGCAGAACAGGGATCTACCCTTTTAATCGCTGTAAACGGTGTTATCTACATCGTGGATGGGGATTACTCGTGGGCGTCAGAAGCCAATGGTCTCTACTCAATTGGTTCAGGTTCTGCGTACGCTTTGGGGGCAATGCAAGTACTTACACATAACAAGAAGCAAACCGTTCAGCAGGCTAAAACCCACGCTATTAAGGCTTTAACTATTGCTGCTCGCTTTGATCCCCATACAGGCGCTCCGTATCACACGTATGTTCAAGAGCAAGAAAACACCCGTACCCGTAAAACGGTATAATCAATCTAAACCTATTCAAGGAGTAATCATGGCTGATCTCAAAAAAACACACGCAGACGCAACAATCAAGGGTGCCGCAATCGGACTCTTGGCTTATGTTGCTGCAAAGTACAATGTCTCACCAGAAGTAGTTGCTGTGGCAATTCCACTAGTAGCCGCTGGTTTGTCAGTGGTATCAACCAAGATTGGTGATAAGAACACCGCACTTTTGTTGAGCCTTGCAACAAAGGCACTTGAACAAGCACCAGCAAAAGTAGCAGCAAAAGCACCAGCAAAAAAGACCGCTCCAAAAAAGAAGTAGTATTTACATACCTACTCTTTTTATTGATAAGGTGTAACTGATGGCTGTTGATTTCTGGTCCCCGTCTTACCGTGCATCTTCAAGCGACCTCACCGTTGCTATTAGCCCTCTGGGTTTGGTGGAATTGGCAGACGAAGAGTTTGAGGTCCATGGACCACGCTTAAATCGTTACAGCGCAGCATGGGCTTGGTATCTAGGTCACCACTGGAGTTACCGCCGTGAGATGGGCGAGTCACAGTTCTACTTGAATTACGTCCGCACTATGTCGGATTACATTACTAACTTTTGTTTTGGTAAGGGTGTTCAATTTAAAACACCTGAACAGAACGGCGCCATCATTCCACACCTGCTTCACCGTGTGTGGGACCAAGATAACAACAAGCACTTTGTGTTGTGGGAGATGGGTCAACTTGCTTCAGTAACTGGTGACTGCTTTGTCAAAGTTGCTTTTGAAGAACCTTACGTGGACTCTGTAGGAATCGGACATGAAGGTCGTGTACGAGTTATTCCTTTGAACCCAGCACACTGCTTTCCTGAGTATCACCCACATGACCGTGATCGTTTGATTCGTTTTAAATTAAAGTATCGCTTTTGGGGAACTTCTCCAGAAGGTACTCGTCAGGTGTATACCTTTACTGAAATTCTTACTGATGACACGGTTCAACAATTTATTAATGATGAACTCATTGACCAATACGACAATGTGTTGGGAACTATCCCCATCGTGCATATCCCAAATACGACCATCTCGTCGTCGCCTTGGGGTCAATCAGATGTTTGGGACATCATTCCATTGAACCGTGAACTTAACGAAAAGATGGTTGAAGTATCTGACATCATCAACTACCACGCTGCTCCAGTAACAATTATTACTGGCGCTAAGGCTTCACAACTAGAGCGTGGTCCTAAGAAAGTTTGGGCTGGTCTTCCTAAAGACGCCAATGTTTTCAACCTTGAATCTCGTGGTGAGATGTCTGGTGCTTTAGAATACATCAGTGTCATAAAGCGCACCATGCATGAGATCACTGGTGTGCCTGAAACTGCTCTTGGTCAATTCCAACCAGTATCTAATACTTCAGGTGTTGCTTTGGCTATCCAGTACCAGCCAATGATGAATCGTTTCATGATGAAAAAGATTCACTTCACCAAAGGTTTAGAGCGAGTAAATGAACTCATCATTCGTACCGTGGCTATCTTTCAACCTGAGTGGCTTACCTATAACCCTTCACTTGCTGCGGAACCCGAACCAGATCAACTCCCTCAGTTAGACCCTCGGGATCCAAGTATCTATAAGACCACGGTGCACTGGCCTGAGCCATTGCCTGTAGATGTGCTTATCAAACTTAATGAGGTTCAAGCCAAAATGGCATTGGGTCTGGAATCTAAGCGTGGTGC